ATGCAGATAATAAAACTTATAGTTGGGAAAGACAACTAAAAAATAAAAGCATTACACCAGATAATAAGAAACCGGAAGAAACTGAATGTCCATTTTAAAGGAGTGATTTATTGCAACTAGAAGAAATTAAATTGAAATACAATAAACTTTTAGAAAGAGAACATAAAGCGGAAGAGTGGATGCAAAAAGCAAGTAGCAAAGAAGTAGACAAGTGGCTTCCAAACTACACAGAAATAGCAAAGCAACTAAGCAATCTTATGGAAGAATATAAGATTACAACCGGAGAAGATATGACAGAAAAACAAATTTCTAATGGGTTCAACATAAGCTTTAAAGATATACTTACTAGACTATTTGATGTTACTGTATACGCTATAGAAAATACAACTGATAAAGAAATTTTACATAAATGCAATAGAATATTAAATCTTTTAAGTGAACTATCAAAGGGGGATAAACTACAGTTAAAATAAATCTATAAAAACATAAAAGAATCTACTATTTTTTAGTAGACTCTAAGAACAGCTTTATTGCCTTATCCAGTAGCCTTGAAATTGGAATTCCTGTTTCTTTAGAATAAGTTTTGAGATTTTCATATAACTTTTTATCAATTGCGCTATTAGGAACTATTCTATTTTTTAAATTTGGGTTTGGCATTTTTATCACCTCAAAAACATTATATTATTTTTATAATTAACTGTCAATTGACCGTCACTTATGGTATAATATATATAGAAGGTGATAAAGTGATAACTTCAATAAAAGTAAGACTAGAACCAAACAATAAGCAGAATTCTAAAATGTTTCAAAGTGCTGGTACTGCTAGATGGGCTTATAATTGGACATTAAATAAACAGCAAGAAAATTACAAGCAGGGCAATAAGTTTTTGCAAGATGGAGTATTAAGAAAAGAACTTACCCAATTAAAGAAAATAGAAAAGCTAAAGTGGCTTAATAACTATAGCAACAATATAACAAAGCAAGCCATAAAAGATGCTTGCAATGCTTATAAAAACTTTTTCAAAGATTTAGCTGATAAACCCAAATTTAAAAGCAGAAAGAAAACTAAACCTAGTTTTTATCAGGACATAGGCAAAATTAAATTTACAGAAACTCATGTAAGACTTGAAAAAATAGGATGGGTACGACTTTCAGAGAAAAATAGAATACCTGTAAATGTTAAATATAAAAACCCTAGAGTAACTTTTGATGGCGTACATTGGTATATTTCAGTAGGCATTGAAGTTGAAAGCATAAAACCTAAATTGACTACCGAAAACATAGGAATAGACTTAGGCATAAAAGATTTAGCTATATGCAGTAATGGAATGACTTTTAAAAATATCAATAAAACTTCAAAAGTTAAAAAAATAGAAAAGAAAATGCGTAGATTGCAACACAGGGTATCAAGAAAATACCTAATAAATAAAAAAGGAGGAAGTTACTGTAAAACAAGCAATATTATAAAACTCGAAAAGACTATAAAGAAAGTTTACAAACGTCTTGATAATATTAGAACCAACTATATTCATCAGGTAACTACTAAGATAGTGAAAATCAAACCATCAAGAGTAGTTATGGAAAATTTGAATGTTAGTGGAATGATGAAAAATAAGCATTTGTCTAAAGCATTAGCACAGCAAAACTTCTATAAATTCATTCAAACAATGAAGTATAAATGCGAGAAATATGGAATTGAATTTATACAGGCAGATAGATTTTATCCTAGTAGCAAGACTTGCAGTGAATGTGGAGCTGTAAAGAAAGATTTAAAACTTTCAGATAGAACTTATATTTGCCCTGAATGTGGTTGTGTTATAGATAGAGATTATAATGCAAGTATCAATCTATCAAGATATGAATTAGCTTAATATCACTTAAAAGATGAAGCTGATATGTACTGTGAGTTACACAGGAATTTAAGCCCTTGGAGTGTTATATCAAACAGGAGTAGCTTCGGCAAAACTGGACACGTTGAATAGGGAAGTAAACTTAAGCTTTTATAGAGTTTTATAAGTTTTATATAACGGATGGGAAAAAAGATGGAGATAAAAAAGTTTGAATGTTGTGAAAAGTGTAAAAAAGAAAGTTGTAAGGCTCCGTGTGGAAAGTTTTTAAATTCTAAAGAGAACGACCAACTAGATAGGGAATTCTTTGACCACAATTTTAGAAAACTAACTGATATGAAAAAGTCAGCTACAGAAGCGGAGATAAGATATGCAAAGTTAAAAAGTAAAATATTGCAGGAAGTAAAAGTTAGTGGAAATCTTAGATTTAAAGACAATAAGGGCCAGAGTGAAGGAAAGATAATACAGATTACAGACTATTTTATTACCGTTAAATGCAATTATCCAAAGAATGTAAACTTTAGAGATGTATTTACCAAAGATGTATCAATTTTAGGATAGGAGGATAAAGCCAATGGAACAATGTGAACTAATTGAAAAGATACAGACTCTAACAGTAGAAAACGAAACGCTTAAAAATAGAAACTTAGAACTTACTAAAAAACTGGGTGAGCAAAAGAATTGGACCGGCATAAGAGAAGGAGAATTACTTCCTAGATTAAGAAAAAGATACGGAAGGATAAGCTCTTGCAGCAGTAATTTAGTAAATCCAATAGCTCAAATAGTTACATCACTATTAGATGTTAATAAGCGTTCTGAAATAAATGAAACTAATTATGATATTGCTAAAGAAATATCTGTAGATTTAATAGAAACAATATGTAAGTATGATTGGCTAGAGATAAAAAGACTGCAAAAAGAATGGGAAGAACTAGACAGAAAATGCAAAATAATATAAATAAATTGGAGGAAATGGAAATGAATAGAGATATTAGATTCAGAGGATGGGATAGAGAAAACAACGAAATGATTTATAGTGACCATGAAGGTGGCTTACAACAGTTCTTTGATTATACAGACAATCCAACTGATTTTACAACGAATGATGTTGAATTTATGCAATTTACAGGGCTTAACGATAAAAATGGAAAAGAGATTTATGAGGGCGATATTTTACAAGCCTTTTATGGGAAAAAGAATACACTATTTACAATAACTAAAGTATATTTTAATGAAAAAGGATATTGGGATTCAAAAAATATATCAGAAAAAGCTCCTTTTAAAGTATGCTATTTAGGGTTCTGCAAATGTGAATTAATAGGCAATATATACGAAAACCCAGAACTTTTGAAAGAAGACGAGTAAATGAAGAAATTTACTATAAGCATAGATTATTTAGTGGCTGAAAAAGAGAATTTAGAAAAAGTTAAAAAGGCTATTGAAAATAACGGATATAAAGTTTTAAAGGTTTATAAAAATAGTAGCGGTGCACATGCAGATGTTGAACTTAAAGAAGGTGAGTAAATGTATTCAACAATATGTGATATATATTCTCCAGATGCAGAGAAGAAACTACAGCTTAAAGAGAATATTTTAAAAGATAAAATCAATCTTGTGCTTATGTATTGTGAGATAGGATACGGAATTATAGAAGCTGTAGAAAAGGTGAAGGATGATAAATAAATGGAAAAGCTATGGGAACTAATAAAGAAATTAGAAGAACCGGGAGGAATAACAGACTGCTATCTGCATCACAATTATGAAACTGGGGATTTAGAATTAAACATAGAATTTGATAGAGATATCGCACATACAGATTTAGAAGGCAGTAATATTAGAAAAATTAACTCATGTGCATATTGGGAGGAATAGGAGGATAAATAAATGGAAGAATATAACACATGGAATGATATAATGTTAGATTCTCTTGAAAAAGAAACAGCAAGAATGAGAAGTTTTAAATTTAAAGGAAAGATAGTAAGGCACTTTAAAGGCAATAAATATTTAGTTCTAGGATTTGCAAGACACACAGAAACGGGAGAATTAATGGCAATATATAAGGCTTTATATGGAGAATGTGAACTTTATGTAAGACCTTATAGCATATTTAATGAAGAAGTACCAGAAGGGAAAGAAAATCCAACAGGACAGAAATATAGATTTGAATTATGTGAGATTAAAAGCGTTAAGGAGGATAAATAATTGAAAGCTATAACAATAATGCAACCATTTGCAACTCTTATAGCGATAGGAGAAAAACATTTTGAAACTAGATGCTGGCCAACTAAATATCGAGGAGATTTACTTATTCATGCAGGAAAAGGAAAAAATTATTTATTCTTATGTGAGGGAGAACCTTTTAAAAGCGTTTTAGCTAAACATGGATATAACAAAAATAATCTTCCTATTGGAGAAATAATTGCTAAAGTAAATCTTACAAATTGTATAAAGATAGATGGCATACAAACCATGTTTGATGTATCGAATAAAAAGCAAAATATTAATGAGACAAATTTTGGAGATTGGGATATAGGCAGATATGCTTGGAGACTTGAAAATATAGAATCATTAAAAGAACCTATACCAGTTAAAGGACAACAAAGATTATGGAATTATGATTTTAAGGAGGATAAATAAATGCTAAATAAATTACAAGAAGCAGATAGTAAAAAATGTGATGAAATGGACGAACAGGGAGAAACAATGGAATGTGCAGATTGTAGTTGTAGTGTATGTATATCACAGCAAGATACTTTTAGTGTAAGCGATTTAGTCAAAGAAAGCTATTCTAATGCCAAGGCTCATGGATTTTGGGAAGACATTAAAATATTAGACAAATTGAATGTTACTAAAAATGGT